GTTTAGAAAACACATTTATATATATTATTGATGATTGGAATATTAAGAAAATTAGGGATGGAACTTTAGAAGCAATTGAAAATAATAAATTAAATATTTTTTATAAAAAAGAAATTAGAACTTCTTATGATAATACACAACCAGTTGTTTGTTGTGAAAATAGTGATTGGCATAATGGAATTTGTATATTTGTTTTAGAAAAAAAAATAATTGAAATTTAAATATAATTTATTGTTTCCAATATATATTTTGTTAAACCTAAGGGCGAATAATTTTTTTTTACAAATTCATATCCATTTTGTGCTATTTTTTTTATATCTATTTTTTCATTTTTTATATTTTCTAATATTTTTTTATCATTTTCTTTATTTAATGTTATACCAATATAATGAACCATATTTTGTGGTTGAACTGGAAATTTTATATTAAATAAATCTAAATCTATCATAATTACACAACAACCTGCAAAAAATGCTTCCCATAATTTAAAACTATCTATTTGACATATAACTAATTCATTATTTATATTTCTTACAAAACCACCTGTACAATCAACCATTTTGCTTTTTTTTAAAGTTTCATAAAAATGTGGATTATGTCTACGACCTGTTTGACACCAATCAATATAATATGAATCATTTTTATTTGGTTCTTTAAATTTATCATCATAAAATGTTACAAAATTATCATTTTTATATAATTCTAACATATATCCACGTACTTCATGTGATACTCTATGACTATATAATAAGTTTATATTTCGTATATTCCAACTATTATTATGTTTAGTAGCATTTATAATACGATTTGTAACATTAAAAACACATGGATAAATATTTGTATTAATTTTGGGTAAAATATTATTTTGGTAAGATGATTTAAAATAAAAATCATAATATTTTAGATATTTATTAAATTCAAAAAATCCATCAGACCAATCTATCATTATTAATTTATATTTTCTATTTTTATTACTCAAAAACTTTTCTGTTATAAAAATATTATCATTTTCTTTATAATGTATATGTTCTAAATAATGACTACAAGGACTAGTAAATATGTAATCATAATTATTATAATCTATATTTAGTTTTTTATTAAATAAATATAATCCATTTGTTTTTTTATAATAATTTATATTTGAATCATAACTTATATTTAATTTTTCTAATCCTTCACCTATACTTATTAATGTATGTTGATACTGTGCTCGGTCAGGTGGTCCTGGATTATTTAATAAAAATAAAATTTTTTTATCATCATATTTTTTTATATTTTTATAATAAAAAGTAAAATCACTTTTATTTTTATAAATTAACTCATAATTATTTTCTATTAATTTTTGTATTGTTTTATTACATTTATCTATATCTTTTATATTTTCTCCATTAAACCCTAAATCAAATTCAACAGCTAAATATTTCGGATATATTTGTTCTTCTAACATATTTTCTATTACATCACATTCACTACCTTCTATATCCATTTTTAATAAGTCTATATTATTATGATTTAATTCATTCATTATACTTCTTAATTTTTTTACATGCACATCTATATATTTTTTTCCTTTCATACCTTCAACTAAACTACAACTTACATGTTCTTCATTACTTGGTAAATAAAATTTTTGTAGTCCATCTGCTATACCAATACCATAATTCTTATATATTATTTTATTTGTATCTATTTTGTTTTCTAATATTATTTTCCAATATTCATAAGGATTACCTCCTCCAAATTTACTATCATATATTATTTTATCTTTTCCTTCTAATATATTTTTAACATAATCACAATGTTTTATTGCTCTAGGAGTTGGATCAATTATATATATATTACTATTTAATTTATGTGCTATTTCAATATCATGACTAATATCTTCACCTGCACCAATACAATATATAATACTAGATTCATTTAAATCATTTAAATTCTCAGGATAATAAAATCCTCCATATTCAGTTCCAAATCTTTTCATTAACTTAATATGTAAATTAAAACTATAAATAATGTTATTGAAGCATAAAAATAAATAAAATTATAAAAAACTATAATTAATATTATGTAACCAACGTATATCTTCTAATAATGTTATTTTAATTTTTTTTTTCATATTTATATCATAAATTGTATTATCAAACCATGTTGGATATTTAATATCACGTTCATTTGGATGTAATTTTATGTTATATAAAAAATTTCCAAAACAACTATTATACTCACCATAAATTAGTCGTATACAATAATTATTACATACATTATAAGATTTATATAAATTAAATAAAGTTTTATTATTTATAAAGGTTTTATTTGTATTAAATTTTGTTGATATTTGTAAAATTAAATAAAATAAGAATTTATTATTTTTATTTGTTACTATACAATATTTATCAATACTATTATTAGATGATAAAGGCATAATACATACATTTTTATTTAATAATTCATTAAAAGATTTATATAATATTATATCAAAAGTTAAATATATACCACCATATGTATATAGTTCTAATAATGCAAATAAATAATATTTATTTATTTTATTTAATGAATTATATAAATCAATATATTGTGGATAATTATTTTTTATAAAATCTAAAATTTCAATTGCTGTATATAATTTATAACAGTAATCTTTACATGTTTCAATAATAATTTCTTGACTAATTTTATAAACCATTGGTAAATCATTATTTTCATATATTTGAATAATTCTTTTAGGAATCATCAAAATATAATTATATATATATATTAGTGTATTTAAATATTAGTGTATTTAAATATTGTTAATAGATAGTAGATAAAATCTAAATTACTTAAAATTGATTTTATTTTGTTATTATATAAATATAAATGTCTGGTAAGTATACGTATTTGTTTAGTTTTAATTTTGATAATGATATAATTAAAATTTATCGTAATAATAAATTTTTAATTATGGAAAAAGATTCAGTAACACGCAGTCTAATTAAAGGAATTACAGTAGAAGATGGTGTTATTTGTTCTAAAATTATTCTAAATAATTCTTATGTATATTTACCAGATATCAAATATGAAAATAATAATAACATAATGGATGCATTAATTCAACGTGATACTTATATTGAAATGATTTCAAATAATGAAACAAAACTCAATGAAAAAATTATAAAGAAAAAAAATTTATCTATTAATTGTACTAATATTAAATCGAATTTAGTAGGAATGTGTGCTTAATTATTTAAGTCCCAATTTATTGTTTTTATATTTTTTTTTTCTAATATTTCATTACATTTACTAAAATGCTTACAATTAAAAAATCCGCCTTTATTTGCAGATAATGGACTAGGATGCTTAGCAGTTAATATAACATGTTGTTTATAATTAAAACCTTTTAATGTATTAATAGCATCATTACCCCAACAAATAAATATTACAAAATCTTTATTATCATATATAAATTTTATTAATTCTTTACTAAAAGTATTCCATAGTTTTTTATGACTATTTGGACATTTTTCTTTTACAGATAATGATTTATTAATTAATAATACACCTTGATTAGCCCATTGTGTTAAATTACCAGATTTTGGCATAGTACAACCAATATCACTAATTAATTCTTTAAAAATATTTTTAAGTGAAGGAGGATAAGGAAAATTATCTGGTACACTAAAACATAAACCTTGTGCTTGTGGAATATTATTAATACTTCCATGATAACAATCTTGACCAATAATAACTACTTTTACTTTTTCAAACGGTGTTAATTCAAAAGCTTTAAAAACATTTTCTGTTTCGGGATAAATTTTAAATGATGGTTCATTTTGTAATGATTCTTCACGAAATTTGCTAATTTTTTCTAGTTCATATTTAATAATTGGGTTTTGAAAGAAAGTATTCCATGATGTCATTTTATAATTATTTGTTTAATATAAATAAATCAATTTAAAAGTTAACAAACAAATATTAATATATGTATACATTATTTGAATCAAATGATATAATAATAGAATTAATTAAATCAAATAAACCATTTTATATAACACGATTAGGTGATTTGGAATCTGTAATTTCAATACAATATATGATTAATAATAAATTAAATACACAAATACTTAAGAAAAATAATTCATTATATAATGCTGGTATATATTCAAAAAATGATTTATCAAAAATAGAGTTATATTGTAAAATGCATAATGAATCTGTAATTATGTCGAATTATTTAGCAAGTTTTGAAAATTTATATGTAGAAAATCAAAATTTTTATAAAAATAATTTTAATGTAAAACAAATTCATTCGCATGTATTAGAACCATTTTATTTATTAGATAAAAATGTAATACCATGGTCACATTATTTAAAAGATAAAAAAATACTAATTATTCATCCATTTATAAAATCATTTAAAAAACAATTAAATAATGACTTTCAAATTTTTAAAGATAAAAGACTATTTGATAAAAATCAACAATTTGTATTTTATAAATGTTATCAAACAATTGCAGGTAATCATATTCATAATGATTGGCATGAAACATTTACTTTAATGTGTGAAGATATTAAGAATATAGATTTTGATATAGCACTAATAGCATGTGGAGGTTATGGATTACCTTTATGTCATTATATAAAAAAAGATTTAAATAAATCTGCAATTTACATAGGAGGTGGTTTACAATTATTATTTGGAGTATTTGGAGACCGATGGGTAACATCAGAATTTTGGAAAAAAACTCTAGAAGAACATGATTGTAAGTTTATTAGACCAAGTGAAGATGAAATATGTAAAAATGCAGATCATATAGAAAATGGTTGTTATTGGTAAAATAATCATTTATACTTTAAAAATATACTTAAAAATAAAATAGTAGAAATATATAAACAATTTGATGTTAGTATATATAGAACTTTTTAATGATTTGGATATAGACAAAAAAAATAATTTTATGGATCACCTAAAATATATATCAACTGATTTAGTAAACTCTGTATTAAATTTTTATTTATCTAAAATTGCAGGTGATGATTACACTAATACTTTTATGACTAATAAAGATTTTTTAGGATTATTAACAATTTATCATTATTCTGAGGAATTTTTATTAAATAGTGAAGAATTTGATACAATAAAATCTTATATTGATACATTTTATTATTTAAATAAAAATTATAAAAATACTAAAAATATAAACGATATTAATGATTATTATAAAACAAAAATAGAACCAAATACTAAAACTGTAAAAAAAATATTTAAGGGAATATTTGATACAAATAGAGAAAGTGTATGTGAAAATTATGCAAAAATATATTTAAATCTTAAAAATCTTGTAAATGATTTAAGTGAATCTACTAGTAAAACTGAGATTGAATCTTATAAAACACATTATTATAATTTACTAAAGGAAATTTTGAAAAATAATACAGATTCGTATTTAAAAACACAAGAAAAAACTCAAATAGACAATAATGAATATGATAATTTTAGAAAAAAATTATTTATGGATAATTTAAAAAATGATTTAAGTAAAGAACCACCCGATTTTTCAGGTGTTGTATATTTAATTGATATTATTCGTAAGAAATTATGTTATATTTCACCAACATCTAGTAAATATAACTCTATTAAGGAAAAAATAAATAGTATATTAGATATTGATTATTTGAAACAATTAGTAACAAATAATGTATTTGATAATAGTGTTTTGTTAAATATTTTTAATTTTATTATTGAAAAAATAAAAGAATTTCAATCGGAAGATGAAGATAAAGAATTAAATAGTTGGGTACAGGATATTAAAACAAAATATATTGATAATTTTTCAAATGAAACATTAAAAACACATTTACCATTACTTTTAGATAAAATAATGAAAAAAATTGAAAAACTGGAACTAAATGTAACAAATTATAGAAATAAGATAAATAATACTAAATGATTAATTTAAAGATATATTATAAAGTGTTATTTATAGAATGAAAAAAATATTTAGTGTAATACAATATGTATTTCCATTTAAAAATAAATTTAAAAATATATTATTATATTTAGTACTTAATCCATTAATAAATACTGGATTGACTAATATATATTATTATAATTGTGGAGGTTATATTCAAAGTATTTTTGATATATTTGGTTTAGTTAATCCATTTAATTCGTGTAACTATTTATGTTTTATACTATCGGTATGTATTAGTATGAATTTATATCTTAAATCTTATATTTTTTATATTATGTTACTATTTATGTTTTCATTATTTTTTTAGTTTTAGCTTTTATATTTTTTAGCTTTTATATTTTTTTAGCTTTTATATTTTTTAGCTTTTATATTTTTTGTTTTAGCTTATTAATATATATTTATTTAGTATATGGAAAAGGGTGTACCATTTTATTATTTATTTTCAATGTGGTTAGGTTTATGGACATTATTATATAATATTAATTTTACAAATATAAATCCATATTTATTAAATGTTGGTGCATTATTATTTACAATATTATTTATGTATATTAAAAAAAGTTTAGATTATAGATTTATAATTATTAATATATTTTTACATTTAATGCTAGTGTTATATGTAAATAAGAACATAACTTATAAGGATATTAAATATAACATATTAGTATTTTGTATATATTTATATTTTTTGCATTTAAATAATACAAATATGTATGCTATATATTTATTAATTTACAAAGAATTTGATATATTTATATATGATAAGTTTGAATATTGTAAATTAATTAATTATGTTATTAATAAGTTTAAATAGTAAGTTTAAATAGTAAGTTTAAATAGTAAGTTTAAATAGTAAGTTTAAATAGTAAGTTTAAATAGTAAGTTTAAATAGTAAGTTTTAATAATAATTAATTTATATTTTTTTTTAGATTTTAAAATTGAAATAAAAGTTTAGTCAATAAGATGATATTTTTATGTGATGATATTATTGAAATTATAAGTAAAAACTTATGTATATACGATTATAGTAATATTAGTAAATTTAATTTAATTAACAAAAGTTTTAATAAGTATATTAATAGTTATCTAGATATATTTAATAATACAAATGAAACTATACTTATGGCGACTAAAATTAAAAAATGGCGTTCAGAAATAGACCAAAATGATTATATTTATGATAGTTTTATACTATTTGATAATATAAAATACTATAATCACTGGAATAATATTACACAATGTACTGTTACAAATGTTACAAAAGAGTATAAAGAAATAATCAAATCAAATCTTTATAGCACAGTAGTAAGTTCTACATTATATAGTAATAACGATGAAGTAACATATAATAAAATAAACTATAATTATATAAATGATGATTTTTATGATATAATTGAAGATAAAAAAGAAAATAATAGTAAATATAAAATAGATAAGTATAAAATAGATAAATTAAAATTTGATACATATTTTATATATTATTTTGCCGAAGATATTAGTTTATGTTACGCAATACATTTTCTAATTTTACCATACTATGATAGTAGAATGAAAAACGTAAAAGACTTTCATAGTTATAATATTGTAAAAAAAAATATAATATGTAATCATAATATTAAATATGTAAATAGTATTGATTTTTAGACTTTATTTTAGACTTTATTTTAGATTTTTAATATTTATAATTTTTATAATTTTTATAATTTTTATAATTTTTATAATTTTTAATTTTAATATTTATCTGTTGCTAATCGTAAACACATAGACTGACTTTCCATTTCTTGTATAAATAATTTTGTACAATAAGGCATACGTACTTCATCAAAACTATAATTATTATTACAAAATGTACATGAATAAATATTTTTTTCGGGATTTACAGCACCAATACGACCACACATTTTACATATATAGCATTTATAATTATCTGAACGAACCGTGTATGATTCTTGCAAGAATTTAGATATTCCATGACTAATCATACTATCACGTTCCATTTCACCTAAACGTAAACCACCACCTCGAACTCTACCTTTAGCAGGTTGTCTTTCCAATATAGTTTTAGGTCCAACATCTCGTGACTGTACCTTATCGCGAACCATATGTTTCATACGTTGATAATATTGAACTCCAATAAATATTTTTGCACTCATTGGTTCACCAGTAAATCCATTATTTAATATTTCATTTCCATGACATTCATAATCAAGTGTTTCAAACATATTAATAATATTTTCTAATTCATTTGTATTTTCAAATGGTGAAGCATCATATAAACTACCTAAATTACAACAACTCTTACCAGTTAAACACTCTAATAAATGTCCAGTGGACATTCTACTTGGTATTCCGTGTGGATTAATTATAATATCTGGAACAATACCTTCGCTAGTAAATGGCATGTCTTCTTGTTCTAATAATAAACCTACAACACCTTTTAGTCCGTGTCGTGAACCAAATTTATCGGCAAAAACGGGTGTTCTTTCCATACGAATACGAACTTTGCAAAATTTACTTTTATCACTAATAACATGTGAATAAATACCATCAACTACACCAAAATCATTGTGATGAATAGTAGTACTTTTATCAGAAGGTTTACCATTAGTATTTGTAGTTTTTCCGATAATTATATCATGGTCTGTAATATATGTATTATTTTTAATTATTCCATTTTTTTCTAAATAACTATAGTTATTTCCATTTTTTCTAAGTTATTTCCATTTTTTCTAATTGATACATCTGGAATTTCAAAGTTTTCATTTTCATCAATATATTCTATATATGTTCGATAATAACTAGAACAAAATAAACCTCTATCTAATGCAGACTTATTAATAATTATAGAGTCTTCTTGATTATAACCTGTATATGTAGATATTGCAACTACTACATTACAACCACCTGGCATATCATTATATTTAATATTATTAGATATTTTAGTCATAACTAATGGAGTTTGAGGATAATGTAATACATGACAAAAAGTGTCCATTCTTTTATTAAAATTAGATGCAAATATTCCAACTGATTGTTTTGCTTGTGCCATACAGAATAAATTACGTGTTTTAGGATTGTGATTCATAAAAGGTATAATACTTGGTAGTGCTCCAAAAATAAGTTTACCATCAATTTCTAAATATTTATATTTTTTAGTATTAATATTATCCATTTTTAAACAGATTAATGTATATAGACTTTCTTGAGGATCAATTAGTTCAATACATGCTTGTTTTTCTTCTAATAAATTTATTGTTTCTGTATTTAGTTTTAATGATTTTATACTATTTGACATACTAATATTTTCAGAATCTGTTAATTCTCCATTTATTAATTGAGACCAAGTAAAATTATTATGTTTTTCTTGTCGAATTAATGAATTAGATTGTGTTTCACTATTATATTTTAATACATATACTGGTCTAATACATCGTCCAAAATCTGTTAATATATACATTTCTTTATATTCATAATTAAAAGCAATTGATATTTGATTTAGATTTTTTTTTTCACAAAATTTTATATTGTTTCTTTTTAATAAATGTAAATTATTATAAATATCTAAAATATCATTATCCGTATAAATACCAATTAGTACACCATCTACAAATATTTTTGTATGTGATATATATAAATTATGTTTTATATAATTATTTGTTTGATAAGATAAGAAACCTAGTGTATTTTCAAATAAATATGTAATTGCCTTATAAGAATTTGCTGGTTCTGATATCATACAACCAATAGATAAATTTTTAATCAATCCCGAATTTCCACCATCGGGGGTATCTATCGGACAAACATATCCCCACTGTGTTGCATTTAATTTTCGTGGACCTACAATTTTCATATTAGAATCAATAGGAGTTTGTATTCTTCGTAAATGACTTATAGTTTGTAAATAACTAACTCTTAATAAATCTTGAACTATACCTTCTTTATTAAATGCATATTTGTCTCTATTAATTACTTCATTTAAATTTGCAGTTGTTAGATTTTTTTGAGTATCACGAACACCCCAATTACCTTTAAAAGCTCGTCTAAAACCTTCACTTATAATATCTTCCTTAGCTTTAAATATATTTCTTAATAAATCTTGACCACCATATTTTCTTTCTATTGATGACCTATCATATTTATCATATAATTCAAATTCGGTAGTTAATTTTATTAATAGCGACTGTTTAAACTTTATATAATATTCTCGAAATAATGTAGAAAGTAAATATCCACTAGTTTCTATTTGTTTATATTCATAAGTATCACGATTACTGATTTCTTCATATTTTAAATATGTATTTAGTAATTTATATGTCATATGACCTAAAAACATTGATTTTGATAAGTTATTATTTTGTTGTGGTAATAGATTACTGTATAACATTGATAGTACATAATCATAAATTAATGATTGATTTTCTACAGTACTTTTACCACGTAGATTTATTTTATGTTCTAATTTTCTAAATATATAAATAATCGCAGACTCTTTATTAGTTATAGGTAATGCATCAATACGTGTATTTTCTAATACATTCGAAAATTCATTAAATCTGTCATTATTTATTGAAAAATTATTTCTATTAGTATTGTAATTATAAGGTAATATATCTTTTAAAATAGTTTCATATATTTCTTTATCACTTTCATAACCTAATGCTCTAAAAACAATAAATAATGGTAAATCTTCTTTTAATCCTGGAAAAGATACAACTATTTTTATATCATTATTTTCGTTACTAAATTTATTATTATTTTTTTCATTTTCATCGTCTTCAATGTCATTATTATTTGTAGTTTCTTTATTTACTAATAAGTCATCTTCTTCATTATTTTCATCAGATTTTTTTTTTGTAACTTTTTTAATTTTAACATAAGTATTACGAGCAGGTGTTAAACTATCAATGGCTGAAGCTTTTATTTCACTGATTAGTAAATATTTTTTACTAGAATCTTTATGAGTATATACCTTATTATAAGCTAATCTTTCTTGTGATATGATTGCTTTTTCTTTACCATCTATAATAAAATAACCTCCTAATTCATTAATACATTCACCATTCTTATATAATTCATATTTATAATCATTGTCTGTTAATGATGACATATTTCTATATAAATTACAGTAATTTGATAATAATAATATTGGAATCTCACATAATGTGAAATATTCATTTTCATTAAAATTCACTGGAATTTTTAAGTCATTATCTATATGTATTGTAACTTTTTTAATATTTACTCTTAATAAATAACTAATGTTTTTTAATCTACATTCATTGGGTGTATTATCAAATCTTTCTAATTCAATATCATTATCATCTATTTCAACAAATAAATCCACACCATTTACAGTTTTTCTTAATTCAAAATAATTATTATTATTTATAATAGAACCATTGATAATTCTAGATATAAAATCATTATAAGATTCGAAATGATGTTTATTTATTATTGTTGTATTAATGTGATTATAATATTTATTAAAATCATTATACCAATTATTCATTATATAATATAATATATTTTATTTTTTATAATTTAAATGCTTTCCACAATAATCACCATTTTTAATTTTGTTATTACATTGCGAACCTTTATTTTTACCTGTTTTTAATATAGCTTTACATAGTTCACAAGGTTCACATGGTTTTTTAAGTTTACCTCCATTTTGTCTACAATAAGGACATTCTGTATTTTTTGAATATTTATAGGCCATTTTAATACATTCATAATGAAATATATGATTACATGATAATTTTGCAATATTGTTATTTAATGGATCGCCACATATATCACATAGATTATAACTTTCAATATTATTCATTTATATTAATATGTTAAATAAAGTATTATTTAAATAATTTAAATATAAATCTACTATATTACATTAATTTTTTTTATAATATATATTATATGGGTAAAAAAAAAAATAAATATAATACTAATAATATTAACGATTATACAAAAAAAAAGTTTTTAGATGTATTAACATCTAACATGTATATATTTGATTATAAAATAATAATGTATTGGTTGCCATTATTATTATATGTAAATTTTATTGCATTATTTATTATATATTTACAAATTCAATCAGAATTTTTAGCATCATTTTTATCTTTTGGTTTAGTATATTTATTATATTTTATAATAGATATAATATATCAATTTTTATTATGTAAAAATAAGGATTATTTTAAATTAATTAAGAACTCGTTAGAAAACTCATTATATCCTTCAATTTTTGTTTTAGTTGGTTATATTTTAGCAATATTACTAAAAGATTCTAGAAATATTAGAAATATTATAGATTCAGATTTTAATGAAGAGGGATATAATACATATACAATAATTAATAAACTATATAATACTCATATTAATAATGTAATAGTATCAGTATTCTTTTATATTTTCTCAATTTTTTATAATAATCCAATAAATAAAAAAAAATGTATTAATAATAAATTATGTTAATTTTAATTTATTTAATTTATTTAATTTATTTAATTTATTTAATTTATTTAATTTATTTAATTTATTTAATTTATTTAATTTATTTAATTTTTTTAATTTTTTTTTCCTTTACGTGATTTCTTACGAGATTTTTTCATTGATTTCTTAGCAGACTTTCTACGTGATTTCTTAGCGGATTTCTTAGCGGATTTCTTAGCGGATTTCTTAGCGGATTTCTTAGCGGATTTCTTAGCGGATTTCTTAGCGGATTTTTTCATTGATTTCTTACTAGACTTTCTACTAGATTTTTTTGATAACATTTCTTTGTAGTCTTTTGTACCCTTTGCTGGACTTAATTTAAAACCTTTTTTAGTTTGTTTGAAAGAACCTAAGTTGTTATTTTTTCTTGCGGCAGACGATGCTTTTTTAGAAACAATTTTACCATATTCATTCTTTTTTAAGTCATTTTTAGTTAATCCACCACTTGTTTTATCAAGTGTACCGTGAAAAACTTTAGCTCTTTGTGCGTTTGTATTTGTCATACTATATTATTATATTATAAAAAAAATATAAATTAACTAAAAAAATAAATTAACTAAAAAATATATAGGTTATTAATATATATTGTTAAAGTCAGTTAAACTTAAATTTCTTATATCATTTAGTCGTTGAACATATGTTTTATTTACTTTTTTAATTTCTTCACTTTTTATATTATTTTCTTTATTTTCTTTTTCTTTTCTGTTTTCTGTTTCTATTTTAAATCTTATAAATTTTTTCTGTACTTCACTAAATTTATTATAATAATGTCCGTAAACTAATCGCGTTACTGTTCTAATTATCCATTTTGTAAATCTTCTATTAAAATCAGTAAATAAATTTAATATAATAAATACTATTAATATAAATATAAATGAACCAATAACAATTTTATAAAAGTCGTCAAGATCCAATAGATAATCTTTAATTTGATTTATAACATCATTATTTTCTATTAATGTTTTATTTAAATCAACAAATATTGTATTATAATTCTTAATATAACCATTAATTGTTTTATATATGCCATAAACATACATAAATGGTACATAGAAAGCATATAATCCACCAATCATAGGACAAATTACTAAAATACTTTGTATAATAATAACTATTGTAATAATAATCATAAATGATCGTAATTTATCTAAAAACGGGAAAAGTGATGTTAGCATCTTATAGAAATAAAAGGTAATAATTGTAAAAGGTCCTATTTCAAATATCTTACTAATTGCTTTAAATAATTGTTTTGGTAATTTTAATGCTATGTTCGCTACTTCATTTAATGGTTTTAATAATAAATTAATAATTTTACCAAAAACTTTTGTCATACCTTTTACTGCTTCCGTAATTAATGAAAATATGAATGAAACTATTTTTTTAAGTAATTTTATATTTTTTTCAATAATAAAATTAATTGCATCAATAAGTATATTAAATAATGCTGCAATCCATTTTATTGGATTAATTTCTATTTTAATTAAAGTTTCCAATAATTTTTTATAAGCAATATTTTTATCATATGAATTTTTTTTACCCTTTTCAGTAACAGGTGTTTCTATATCTTCTTGTTTTTTTATTGTTGGTTGAGTAACTTCGGGTGTTTCTATATTATCAAACTCAAACTTTTTGCCTCCACCCATTTTAAATTTAGGCATGGGGGGGGGTAACTCTAATACTACTCTAATCATTTTCCAAAAAGTATGAAATATTGGATTATTACCATGCCGATTTCTTAATGAACCATCCTTATTATATATACAATCATTACCTTTGGTTGAAAAATCAGGACATATAATAAACTCACCAAAATTAAATCCCCATTCATCCGGAATTTCTAAGCGTTTTAAAAAACGTAATGCATTAAAAATTTTTTCTATTGAACTACCAAATACTTTATAAAATAAATCACTAAATATAAATATAAAACTAATAAGTTTATTAAATACACTAAGTATTTTTTTCTTGAAATTTAAAATCAAACTTTTAATTGCAGTAATAGACTTTAATATAAACTTGATTTTTCTTAAAAACTCTGTATAAACTGTACAACCTACTGAACCTTTACCTGTTCCTGGTAGACATTTATAAAAAGTTGTACCAGTATCACAACCATAACATGGTAAATATATCTTAACATCTATTAAACACATACATACTAAATAAATTAATATTGAATAAACTATAGCAATAGGTATTATAGGTACTTGTATTGGACTAAGTGCATATGCTGCATATGACAAACCCATTATTGTAAAACAAATAATAGTATAAAAATAATTTATCGTACTTAACATTAATAAGATAAATATTAATGGCGCTACCCAAGGAATCATAGGTTGAGAATAAAGTACAGTATTTAAATTACTACCTAAAGCATCTATACCTGTATTAATACCATCTACTACTGGACCACCTGCTTCCTTTGTTGCTTCTAATATTTGATTATGTACATCATCTATGACTTCTGAGATTTGAGAAATAAGTTCTTTTATTATTTCATCATATTTACCCTTAATATCATCAAAAACACTTCCTAAATCAGAATAATTAACTGCTCCACCAGTAATTTTCTTATTTTGCGGTAGATTAAGAGGAGTTAAAAATAAAATAGTGGAGAAAACAATGATATAAATATATAAAATAGATAATTTATTTTGATTTAATTTACTTTTAAAATTTTGTAGTTTTTGAGTACTTCCTCCACGAAAACTTAAAGCATTTCTTAATTTTCTATTTAATATTATTATTTCATTTAGTTTAGAAGAAGTACTATACATATTTATTAAAAATATAAAAAAAATAAAAGATTTATTATTAAATTATTTATTTATTAAATTATTCTTTTATTTTATTTATTAATTATAAAACTGTTCTTTTATTTTATTTATTAATTTAAATGCAAAATGAAATAAAAACTTAAAATCATTATCATCATCTAATCCAAGCACAAAATATATTACTGATTTAATTAATGGAAATAGTGCTATTAACCCCCCTAATACTGGCAACAAAATAGTTATAAATAATGATAGTAATATAAAACCCAATATTATAGAGACTGCATTTTTTAATAAGCTTAAACCTGGAATAGTATCAAGAATAAAATCTAATATTACATTTACAACTAATATTAAATATTGATATATTGGAATATCAAATATTACATTTAATGGTTTAGTTATTTTATTTAATATTTGTATTGATTCCATTAAAAGAAGCATAATATTTTTTGAAATAAACTTCATTGCCTTTTTTATCAGTGATAATAACTTATCAATTATGAATTTTTTTACAAATTTATATAATGCTTTACCAATTAATCCAAATAAACTCATTAATGTATTAAAAATAAAAACTATTGCATCTAATAAAAGCATTATACCAGTTACTATTAAATTACATATATCTATTTTCTTATTTATTATAGGAATAGTAAATGCACATGAGAATAAATTTAATTTTTCAGTTGCCTTAGCAATACCTTTATAAAGTGCACTACTTACTGGTATTATTAAATATTTTACAATAAGCCATGGAGGAAATATCATAGATAATATAATTGTTAAACTATCTATAAAATAAATAAATTTTTTTAATACTCTTGCAGTATGTTGTACTAACATCAAAATAGATTTTAGTAGTCTTTCACTTGATTTATTAACTAAATTTATAAAATCGTATGTAGTTTCGGTTATATATGTATATTTTTTACATGTTCGTGTTCCATATCCAGTATTTTTTGAACATTTATAATACCATGAACCATTATCACATGCTTTACATGGTAAAATTAATTTTCTTTGTGCTAAAAAGTCTAATAAATAAAAAATTGTAGCACTTAATAATAATAGTGGAATATAATTACTACTTAATGTTTTTAATACAGACATTAATAACAAAAATATATTTTTAAAAATTTTAACAACTATATTAGTCATATTTAATACTTAATAATATAAAAATTTTTTTTATTTTATAATCCTTATAACTATTAAATTAATCTGGATAAAATATTTTCAGAAAACTAATCCAACATGATATATATATTAATATTAGTAATGTCAATGAAATATAAAATAATGTTCTAACATTTAATTTACATTTTGGTACAAAAAACTCATGACACTCTTTATTCATTAGTCTTCTATTATTTCCATAATCTTCTAGATTACAACGACTTTTTACTGTTTTTCCTAAAAATAAATTAAATGTTGCTTTAATAAAATTAATAGCGGGTTGAAAATCCAGTAAAAATATTGATGTCACTATATCTAGCGTTGCAGTATCCATTGCAAAACTCATTAGTTCACTAACAATAGGTGTTAAATATAATGTTGCTAAATACACTGGCGAACCTGCAGTTAATACAATTACCACCAATTTTAATACTAATCTAATATCATCTAAAACATTATTAATTACATTTGTATATCCATTAATAGTAAAAATTATTAATAAAAGTAATTGTTCTAATACTGTTGAGAACTTATATATATTTTCATTCCATTGATTAATTATAAGACCTATACCTTTTATAAAAAACTTTAGGGGTCCATTTTGTATTAGATTTAAAATTCCATTTAACAAAAAACCTAATGGGGCTATTGGGTCTATTTTTGTTTTTATTTTTTTACATGAATCACCTTTATATTTTTTACAAAACCCACCTTTAATTAAATTTTTAATTATATTTTTTTCAATTTTATGAACCTTTATGTTTCTCATTAATTTATATTATATTTTTATATAAAGATTAAAGCATTTAAAATTTTATTATAAAATAATACTATATATGACAACTTTAGAATCAAAAAAAATAGGTAAAGTAAAATGGTATAATATTGATTTAAGATACGGATTTATAACAATTTTAGAAAACAATACTGATATATTTGTTCATAAAAATAATTTGAAATCCGATGTAAAATATAAATGTTTATTTAAAGGTGAATATGTAGAAGTAGATGTTATAAATACTGAAAAAGGACTACAATGTAATAATGTTTGTGGTCTTGAGTCTAATGAGTTACTATGTGAATCTAATCCAGATTTATTAAAAAAACTTATATTAGGTACATATATTGAAAAAAATAATCCTAATTTGTCATATTTCAAAATCAACTAAATCCGAATTTACTAATAATTTAGTCATAAATCATATTTTATATATTTTTATAAATTATTCAAAATCAATTACTATATTTTTTTTTGTTTTAATCATCTTTTTATTTTCTTCATTATTTTGATTAGTATTATTTTCATCATTTTGATTATTTTCTTCATTTTGATTAAAAAGTATATATATATTATCATTTATTTCATTATTAACAATATTTAAATCTATTTCTTCATTTGGAACAGATTCGTAATTATAAAACAATTTATTAATAAAACTATGAATTTTATTATTATATTTTTGGTATAAAACTACTCCTATTGATATTGTTCCTAGTGTATAGTATAAAATAGTAACAGATTCTAATATCATTTATAATATATAAATATATATTAAATAAATATCTTTATATATTTTGTGTATTGTTTTCTACATATAGGACAACGGCGTCCATTTTGTGTGTTTCTTATACCAGCTTCACATGTTTCACATAATACTGCATGATTACATGGTTGTAATACTATATTGGAAATATTTCTAAAACATATTTTGCAATTGAATTGTTCTTCCAATAATTTTTTTTCATTTTCAACTGTTTTAATTTTATTATTATATTCTAATATTTGTTTTTCTTGTTGGTGTATTACTACTGTATTATTTTTATCATTATTTTCTAAATCTACAATATGTAATTCTAAATCCTGGATTTTTTTTTCATTAAAATCTAAGCGATTTAGTTCAATATTATTTTCATAAGTTATAAAATACTCTTTGTTTTCTATTTCCAACTTACCATTACCATTTTTTTTTCCATTTAAAAATGAACCATTATAATTATAATTGTCTGTAATAATTAAACCATTGCCATTAAATCTATTATTTAACCATTCGCCTTCATATGATATAGAACCATCTGTATAACAACCCATTCCATTAAACATACCATGTTTACATTCGCCTTCATAAATTGTATCATTTTCATAATACTTAATAGAATTTTCTGGTAATCCGTCTTTAAATGTTCCAATAATTTTAATATTTTCATTATTACTAGTTACTGTTCCTGAACTAAAATCACCATTTTTAATAATGCCTTCAAGTAAAACAGATTCTAAATTTACTTTACAATCAATAATATTATAAGTACTATTAAACATACCCTCAATTAAAATATTATTTTGTTTAATTAATAAACCAGTTCCTTTAATATTACTATTTTGAATACTACCAATATAGATATCGCTTATTAATTCATTTTTTTCTACTTTGCTAATTAGATTTTTTGTAAAATTTTCAATAACATTAGTTATAATATGAACTGGGGTGCGTTCTTTTGTGGTAAATAAATTATCAAGTTTTTTAATTTTTATACATATGTTTTCAAAATTTTCATTAGATGTTAAATTAGATGTTAAATTAGATGTTAAATTAGATGTGGAATTATCTGTGAAATTATCTGTTTCATTAATATTTATAGTAACATTATCTGTTTCATTCATATATGTATATATAATATAAACTATATAAATTTTTAAATATAAATATATATAATATGGAGGTTGATACTTATGATGTCTACAATATCGAGTATAGTAATAATATTTTAGATACATATTATAAAATTGTAGATTATTGTGATCCTGCTTATGTAAATATTCATAATAAACCTAATTATTCTGAGTTTTTTAATGTAATTTATCGTAATATTGATATTAATAATTCATCACAAATCATAAAAAAAATGAAAAAAGTTGAAGAACAAGAAGATGAAGAATATGAAAGCGACTATGAATATAATATGTGTTAATGTATTAATTTTTTAGATAATATATTAAATTATAAATTCCATCGACTATATATTTCTTTATTAAAATTACTAACATTTTCATATTTTTGAATATCTTTAATGTTTTGTTCAATTTTTTCCATTTGGAAATTATACATTTCATTTTTATCATTAGCACCTAATTTATTTTGGTCTAGTTTTCGTCCATAGCAAACTACACCTTTGTTAACAGCATTTTCGTCTTCTTTATCAATCCACATAACTTTTTTATCTTTTATTTTAACTAAATTGGATTTATTATATAATTGTGGATTAGCATCATTAATCCAACCAACATCATCCCAATCTGCACCATAATATGCTGCAGTTTTTATTTCATTTAAATGAGCTAATCTATGTGGATAAAATCGTAAATTACCAGTTTGTTCTATTTTTTTTACAACATCTTTATAATTAGTTACACTATTACTCTCATCATTAGAACGTTGTTGAATACTTTTAAATGAGTTTATATAATTTATATTTTTTTTCAGTGGTATATCATCGGGAGTACCTGTTGCACCTGATTCGGCGGAAATTGAAAAATATTGTGTAGCATTTCCCATAAATTTTAATTTTTTTGATTTTACTTTAAAATCATTAATAAAATAATCTTGATACCTTGTTAATATATTTCTTGCCTTAAATATATAATCTTGAAAATATACTTTAGTATTCGGTTTAATACTATCTAGTATTGTAAGATGTTTATCACCGGGAGTTATAAGATTATTATTAGCATAATCTAAACATATGTTTAACTGACCGGTTTGATTAAAAATAGCTATATCTACATTAGTGTATGACATTATTTTAAAATCAAATGTCCACAAACCTATGATGTTGTTGGTTGGATTTCCAACAGGAGTTTGTTTTATCCATGTATCATTTACATATTGCATTAATGTAACTTCAGTATTATTTGTGGCGGTTAAAATAACTTTTTCATATGCTTTAATAGTAACATTAATACTATTTGATGTAATAAACGTAATATCTTTATTAAAATATGATATAATACTATGGTTAAGTTTAATATTATGGTTTCTAATTGTTATAGTACTATTTGTTATATCTATATTAGTAGGCAAGTATATTATTTTAGTATTAAAAGTAAGTGGAGTATCAGCCTTTGGAGTTTGTTTTTCATAAGCACCATTTGTGTTTTTTTGCAATTCATACACATTGCTTGACTTTATTTTTAATTTAAATATTTCATATTTTTTTATTGTAATACTATCACTAATTGTAATACTATCACTACTTGTTGTAAATGTTATAGATTTTGTAGAATAAACATACATTTCAGTGATGGCTGGCGAGCTCGAGGAAAGGGCTGAGGACAGACTAAAAATAAAATTAGATGCTGAATCAATTTCTAGATTATCCTCAACATTAATTGGTGTAATAATATTATCATGTTGATATTCTATATCATTTGTAAAAAAACATTTTTTATTACTGTAAGGTGCTTCAATAATATTACTAGTATCAGTTATTTTTATAAAACTACTAGTTGAATCATATTTAACTTCAAATGGTTCAACTACATCTAATACAAGATTAGTAACTCCATCATTGTCAATAACTTCAATACTAGTTGCTTGATCATGATATATCTTAGGTAAACTACTATCTATTAAAGTTTCACATTTGCCTATTGTTGTTTTACTGTCTGGATCATAATATGAGTTATTATAAAAGCAATTATAATCTGTATTACAATCTTGCTTTGTTAGTTTAGATTCACATGTATTTTTCAGATTTTTAATATTATTAGCAGCAGATTGTAATGCTGATATATCAGTTGTATTTGTTGGATCTAACATTTTGGATTCCGCAATAAATTGATATGTATTTTTTTCTTTTTCATCGTTATACAATGTAGTAAAACAATTATCCCTCTCTTTATTATGTTTAAAATATTCAACATTATAATCATCTGTATTACTTGATTGTTGTTTATATGTTTGTTGCATACATTCCTTATCATATACTGTAAATATACGTTCACATATTTTTTTTGCATCACTATATTCAAATCCTTGTCTACCTATTTCATGTTTATATATTAAATCTTTCATAAAAGTCTTATATAGTCTAGAATTATTACGATTAGAATTTTGAACATTTAATAGTTGATTATCACATACTGTATTATTTATAACAATATGTTTACCTAAATATTTAGGATCAATATCATCAATTTTTATATTTGTTTTATAATACAACATATAATTATTTGAAAATGACACATATTTATTAAATGTAACTGGTAATTTAAGATTAGATAACATACTTCCGGATTTATAATATTCATTACATTGATAATTAATTTCATCATGAAGTCCTAGTGTATTTTTAAATAAATTAATAAAATATTGATAATATTCTTGATATGAATCTAAATAATATAAAGAATTCATATTTACTGCAAAATTAGAACCACGATATACTTTTTTACATAAGAATTCAGAACTATAATTTTTAAATAGATTTACAGGATTATTTCTTTTTTCATAAGAAATATATAAATCATTTTTATATTTATATGAATATACTGCTGAACTAGTATCCTTATATACACCTATATTTTCAGGAATTTCATAATGTATTTTTTGAGCTTCATTTTGATATATATAATCTATAATCTTATTCATAGTAATTTCATAATTACCAATTATATCGGCACGTGTAATTTCTGGTGTAATGTTTATAATTTGATTTTTTAATTCAACAACAAACTTAAATACTGGTCCATTACTTAATACTCTTTCATTTCTGGGAATATCAACTTTCTTAAAAAACACATTTTCTATATAATTTTTACTATTAATATACTGAGATACTAATATTTCCTTAAATATATTATTTTCATCACTACTTTCTGCATAAGTTACTTGTACTAATGATTCTAATTTTAAGTATGCACTCGAGTTAGAAGATGTTGATTGAATTTCAATTACTTTATATAATACATTTTCATATATATTATTTTTTATATTATTTTTATCAGGTGTTTTTGTATAATTTAACATTACATATGTTGGTCTATCAATATACATATTATTACTAGCACTAGTATCATCATCTGAAAATAATGGTTTAAACTCCAATGGTATATTATCAAAAATTACTTTAAATTGTGTAGTATTTACTATTTCAATTAAATTAGAAACACCCATTGTCTCTTTTCTAAATGTATTTGTACAATCAAATAAATTTATTGGTGTTAAAAGGTTTTCGTCATTATTTGGTACTGTTAAATCAATAGTATTACCATCATTATCTGTTTCTAATAATGATTCTTCTAAATATATACTTTCTGGTTTTAATAAGTTAGTTTTTTTTATATAATGAACTATATATACTCTTTCTGGATTAATACTAAAACCATCAATATTTAAAGTTGTTCCAAATTTAACAAATAATGGTTGTTTTTTTGATTCTCTATATGATTTAGTTTTAATCTTTAATCCAACTATTTTTTTATTAGATTCTAAAGTTAACTTATCATATAAACTTTTAGTGCTATCAATATTTTCAATTTTTTCAATTTGTGCTAAATACTTAGATTTAGTATTAAATGGATTGTTATTTAATACTGCTAATAGTTCATTATTTGTTACATTTAATGAATAATTTTTTTGTTGTATTTTTTGATTTAATGTTTGTTTATATCTTAAAGTTTTTTCTAAAAATATTACATATGAATCACGTAGTCTTTTAATATCTCTATAATTTAATCCTATATTTCTTGGTGTAATAACTCTATTATCTAATACTAATCTATTTTTACCTCTATTATATCTTAATAATTTATCAAATTGAATAATTTGTAATGATTTTAGATTAAATTTAATTTTATCAATACTTTTTACTTCTTCTTTATAATATTTATCTAAAATTTTATTAGCAATATAATTCATTTTATTTCGATATTCTTTTATATTTTTAATATTTAAAAAGTTAAATGAAATATATGAAACTGTATTTTGGTCTAAAAGTAAATCATTACCTTCATATGATTTAGTATTTGCATCTTCTACAATTACTGGTTCGTTCGCTGGTTGCTCAGAAGGTGTTTGTATATATATTTTTATATAATCTTCAAAATTAATAATTAAATCAGTAGAACTAGAAATACTTGTATTTAGTTTTATATTTAATTTATTAATATTATTATCATGTAAAGATAATTCAATCTCTCTATCTTTTATATTTGTATTATTTAATGTATTTTTTTTTGCTATTTTTCTAAATTTTATAGTAGAGTTATCATTAATAACACTATTTTTTTTAACAGTTAAATTTTCCGCCATAACATCATTAGCTCCACTTCCTATTCTTCCAGCAAATTGATATTTTATTAAATTAAAATATCTTTTTTCAATCCAATCTTGTTTTTCATAAAATTTATTTAATGAAAAATCTTTTTCACTACTGTTTTGATCCATAACTTCTTCATTTAATACTAGCATTTGATTATAAATAAAATATATATCAACAACAATAATATCTTTTATTAATAAATCGTCTTTCCAGTTATGTTCTTCGGGTTGCTCTTTTAATTGTTTTAAATAACTAGAAATATTTGATGGTTCAGTAGTAAAATTTACAAATAATATATATTGTCTATCATAACGTAAATCTCTTGTATCTATAATTGTATCATATGAATCAGTACTAGATGGGTCTATTATAACTTGTGATATACAATCTCTAAAATAATATTTTGAATCTGCTTTATTTTTCTTTTCAAATACAAAATATTTTTTATTTATAAACTTTAATATATATTTTCTATATAAAACTAATATATTATCAATAGTTAAACAATTCATACAATACATATTATCTTTAATTACATTTTCTAGATTACTCAATGGTGCAATATCATTTATTTTATAACTCGAACTATAAGTAGCATCTTCTTCGAGTTTAACTATTTCCCATGGGTTTTTAATATATCCAAGTATATTTTCAAATAATACATATTTGCGTAATAATAATTGACTTAGTATTTTTTTAATATATTCTTTATTTTGACGTTGTTTCATATTAAAATCAACCTTATCTAAATTGGTTACAAATGGATTAACATATTTTATATGATATGGTTCTTCTTTATTATTTTTTTTTCTTATTAAATATTTAGTTAATGGTTTACTAAATTCTATATTTGTTTTAATAACTCTATTAATTATTAAAAATAATACATATAATAATAGTACTAATATATATGGATTAATATTTTTTTTTATATCATATGTTCTAGGTAACATTTTTAAAAAATACGAATAAATAGAAAATGATAATATTAATATTATTACAAATGTACCTAATTGTTCTGTTGATAATATTATTTCAGATAAATTCATACTTATATTTATATAATATTTTTTAAAATTTTAATTTAAATTAATTTTATTATTTATACAAATAAATATTATTATTTATATAAATAAATATTATTATTTAAAGATAAGATTAGTATATTAAATATCATGACTGCTACAAAGGCTCCTGCTAAGAAATCTGCCCCCAAAAAAACCCAACCTAAAAAAAAAACTGAAAAAGTCGTAAAAGATGAATCAGTTAAAGATACATTTAAATCTGAACCAGTTGTAACTGAACCAGTTGTATCTGAACCAGTTGTAACCGAAACGCTTGTATCTGAACCAGTTGTAACTGAAACTCTAACTGAATCTGTTGATAGTGATAAGGTTGACCCTACTGTAGAATCTATTAATAATCTTATTAGTAAATTCGAAATGTTTGAAAAGGAATCTAAGGTTGCAAAGATTGAACTTAGAAAAGTACTAAAATCCTATCAAAAAAAAACATTTAAGAAGACTCGTAAGGTTGACCCAAATAGGCAACCAACAGGATTTGCTAAACCATCTTTAATTTCTGATGAACTTTGTAAGTTTCTAAATAAACCAAATGGCACTATGATGGCTCGTACTGATGTAACTAAGGAAGTTAACAAATATATTAAGGAAAACAATCTCCAAAATCCTGCAAATAAGAAGGAAATTAAGGCAGACTCTACACTAACTAAACTTCTTAATCTTAAGAAGGGTGATGATTTAAATTATTTCAGTCTTCAAAAATTCCTTAAGGATCATTTCCCAAAGGCAGATACTTCTGTTAGTGCTTAAAAATCTAAATCATTAAAATAAATCTCGTGTTTAAAATTACAATTGTACATTTTATTATAAATATCACTAGTTGAAACTGAATTAGGAGGATATTTTTTATGTGGTCGTTTATGTGTTAATGGCATTAAACGATTATATGGATATTTTTTTTTTTTAATTTTACCATCATCATTTTGAAAATACATAATAATTTGAT